TGATTACACCATACAAACTTCTCCTACCAGTGCTATTATATTTAACAGTGCTCCAGCGACAGGTGACAGGATAAGAATTAAAAGAGACAGTGCATCTAACACCGCCTTAGTAGACTTTGAGAACGGTAGTGTACTTACTGAAGTAGAACTAGACCGTGCTTACTTACACAACTTATATCTTAACGAAGAGATAGAAGAAGGTAGTGGTAAGAATGTAATGACTAAGAACAGTAGCGGTAACTTTGAAGCTGACTTAGCTAAGATTGTTGACCTTGCTGATCCTACTCTTGCACAGGATGCTGCCACTAAGAACTATGTTGATACTAGAGGTTTACAAGACTTTGACGGAGCTAACACAACTTCAGATGTTAACCTTAACAGTAACAAGCTTACTAATGTAACAGACCCTGGTTCTAATCAAGATGCTGCCACTAAGAACTATGTAGACGGTGAGGTTACTACCGAAAGAACAGCTCGAATTGCAGCTGTTAACGCTGAAGAAACTGCTAGGATTGCTGCTGACGCTTTGAAGGTCGATAAGGCAGGGGACTCGATGACAGGTGTGTTGTCAATGAGCACTAATAAGATAACAAACTTAGGCACACCTACAAATAATGCAGACGCAGTAACAAAGGCTTATGCGGATAATTTAAGTTTAGACGGTGCTACAGAAGCTTACGTCAACCAACAGATATCTAATCAAATAACAGGGTCTTCTACAGCTCCCTCTAAATACACTTTCACAGGTAATGGTTCTACCGCTTTTACATTTAGCCCTGGAATTTCTTTAAGTGATGACACGATGTATGAAGTTGCTATTGACGGTGTAATTCAAGAACCTACATCAGCATACGCAATAAATTCTACTTCAAATACAATTAATTTTACTAGTGCTCCTCCGAGTAGTTCTAATATTGTTGTAGTTCAAAGAGGTTACTCAGTTCCTGTTTCAGCTGGTCTTACTTTATCTAGCATTGAGAATATTGGCAATAACACTTTACTAGGTAATGATAACGGCAGTGCAGCTGCACCTCAAGCTCTAACAGCAACTGAAGTAAGAGCTGTTATAAATGTAGAGAATGGAGCCACTGCTGACCAAACTGCATCTGAGATATTAACATCTCTTAAAACTGTTGACGGTACAGGTAGTGGATTGGATGCTGACTTATTAGATGGTCAAGAGGCTACTGCTTTTGCTGCTGCTTCACACACTCACACTGCTTCTAACATTACAGATTTTGATACTGAAGTAGCTAACAACTCTTCTGTTACAGCTAACACAGCTAAGGTTACTAATGCTACCCATACAGGAGATGTCACAGGTGCTACTGCACTTACTCTTTCAGATGGTGTAGTTACAGCTGCAAAACTTAGCTCATCAGATCCAGAGTTAAACTATGTTAATGGTGGTGTAGGTATTGGCACTCTTAATGAATCAGGTTACGATCTTACCGCTACTAAAGTAAAACTTAAAGGTACAGCAACTCAACTCTTTTTTGAAGATACAGATGAGACAGGCACTCCCACAGAAATTGCTATGTCCCTGAACTCAAAAGCATTAAGGTTTGGGTTTCAAGATTCACCTACTACTCAAGCCTTTGCAATCTTTGGTAGGAATCTAACAATAGCTGGTGGCACGGTAGCTCAGATGAATGCTTTGACTGCCGCAGACGGTGCTTTACTTGGGCAAGTAGCTTATGTTTCTAACGGAAACGCAGGTAGTCCTTGTTTAGCAATGTATGATGGTAGTGCCTGGAAAGTAATAGCGACATTAGGATCAACTATCTCAGCTTAATAAACAAATGACAGGAAAACTTTAAAATATGGCTATTACAAAAACAAACTCTAATATGATCAGCGATTTAGACGCTGGTTCAACTTACGCTTCCGCTTCTGATGTAGCGACTAACACAACTAAGCTTGCAGGTATTGCAGCTGGTGCAACGGTTAACTCTAGTGATGCTACTTTATTGGCTAGAGCTAACCACACAGGTACTCAAACCTTATCGACTATTAGTGACGCAGGTACTGCTGCTGCTAATAATACAGGAGATTTTGCTACAGCGGCTCAAGGTTTGTTAGCAGATAGTGCAGTACAGAACGGTGACAGTAGCATAGCACTGACTAGCACCACAGGTAATGTAAACATGGAAATAGGTGGAGCTACTGGTTTTAAAGCTTTTATTGATTTAAAAAACCCTAGCACTGATGATTATGATGTTAGAGTTATAAGTGATGATTCTACTACATTGGAGACAGTTCACACTTCAAGAGCGAGGATCGAGGGTCATAATTCATTAGGGTTATGTGCTGGTGATACATCAGGTGGTACTCCAATTCCTGAAATGGTTACAATTAAAGATGGTAATATAGGAATCGGAGGAGCACCTTCAAGTACAGCTGCCACCACTCTACTAGTTTCACATATTGACAGTAAATTCGTAGCTACAGGTTCTAATAACAGCACTGTTTGGAGTCAATCTCCTCAAGGGTCTGCTTACTTCATCCTTTATACACAAAGTGCAGCCACAGATCAAAAGCGTGTTAATATGGCTGTTGACCAAGGAGGAGATGGAGGAGGATTAGGTCAATTTGGTATAACTTGGGTTGACGATGATACTACTCCTGGTGAAGGTCTGATTTTTAAAACTGATGGAAGTTTGACCATTGGAGGAGCATTTTCTGCATCAAGTAAATCTTTCAAAATAGATCATCCATTAGCTTCTAAAAAAGATACTCACCATTTAGTGCATATGTCTGTTGAAAGTCCTCAAGCAGATTTAATATACAGAGGGAAAGTATCTCTTGTGGATGGAGTTGCTCAAGTAAACATAGACACAGCTAGTGGTATGACCGAAGGTACTTTTGTAGCACTTTGCACTGATGTTCAATGTTTTACTTCTAACGAATCAAATTGGGATGCAGTTAAAGGAAGTGTAGCTGGAAACATCTTAACTATTAACTGTCAGGACTCTTCTTCAACTGCGACAATATCTTGGATGGTTGTAGGAGAGCGACAAGACCAACAAATTTTAGACACAAACCTAACAGATGAAAATGGTAAAGTAATCGTAGAACCTGCTAAGTAAGATGACTGAACAACTCTCACACTTTCTTGATACTGCACTTGCTGTTATACTTGGTGTTATTGGTTGGATGATTAAAAAGCTGACTGATCGATTAGATAACGATGAAAAAAGATTAACAAGTATTGAAGTAGAACTTGCTACTCAACGAGAACGAGACACTGCTGTGGAGAATAGAATGAGTGGTCTTGAAACTACAGTTAAAGAAATTAATGGTAAACTAGATAGAATGATGGAGATGTTAATGAGAAAATGAAAAAAGGATTATACGCAAACATAAACAGAAGAAGAAAGCTAGGCATTAGTCGTAGCAAGAAGAAGTCAACTATATCACCTCAGTCCTACGCTAATATGAAGCGTGGGTTTAAAAAGAATGAAGCGTAAGTTAAGTATAAAGAAACCTAAAGGTAAGCGTTTTGTTAAAATAGTTGAAAACTCTAAGACAGGCAGAAAGAATCGCATAGGTTACGGTCAAGCAGGTAAGGCTAAAGATGGAGGCGATAGAATAAGACCTGGCACTGCAAAAGCAAACGCATACTGTAATAGGTCTAATAATATTGGAGGTGATTGGAGGAGTAATCCTAACAGCCCTAATAATTTGAGTCGTGATAAATGGAAGTGTAAAGGGAATAAATCAGTAGCTTAACCAATGCCTAGAGAAGAATAACATATTATGAAGACATTTGAAGAACTAGGTAACTTACAAGGATACATAGCAGATACATACCGTGCTGCCATCGATCAGATGCACGAGACAGGTGAGTACAATCCATCACTACTTAACGGTGCTAGGCAACTTCTAAAGGATAACGAGATAGTTCTTACAGCAGGTAAAGACACTCCCATCAATGACTTGTTAAATGTAGTACTACCCTTTGAAGAAGACCAAGAGCTAAAAGCTAAAGTTAAGTAATTACCGTAACAACACCAAAGAGAGACACATAGAGTTGTGAGTAAATCTAAACTTCACCAACTCAAGGACTTCCGTAACTTCTTATACTTAGTTTGGAAGCACTTGAATCTACCTGATCCTACACCGTTACAGTACGACATTGCAGACTTCATGCAAGACGGTCCTAAACGATCTGTTATCATGGCATTCCGTGGAGTAGGTAAGTCCTGGATATGTTCTGCCTACGCTGTACATCAACTACTACTAGACCCAACAAAGAACATTCTAGTTGTATCTGCTTCTAAGAACCGTGCTGATGACTTCTCCACCTTCACACTAAAGATCATACACGACATTCCTGTTCTTCAAGACTTAATCCCTAAGAACGATCAACGGTTCTCTAAGATAGCTTTTGATGTCGGACCTGCTCCTGCTGCACACGCTCCATCCGTTAAGTCATTAGGTATATCCTCCCAGCTAACAGGTTCTCGTGCTGATATAATCATTGCTGACGATATAGAAGTACCTAACAACTCTGCCACTCAAGGTATGAGAGATAAGCTAGATGAACAAGTAAAAGAGTTTGAAGCTATTATAAAGCCCTTAGACACCTCTAGGATTCTCTTTCTAGGGACACCCCAATGCGAGGATTCAATTTATAACAAACTTCGTGAGAGAGGCTATAACGCTCGTATATGGACATCTGAGTATCCATCTAATGATTTAGTGTTAAAGAACTACGACAATGATATAGCTCCCTTCTTACAAGATCAGATAACAGATGAGTCAGTAGGTACTACTACAGAACCTACAAGATTCTCTGACCTAGACCTAGAAGAGCGTAAGATGTCCTACGGTCGTACAGGGTATGCTTTACAGTTCATGCTCAATCCCAGGTTGTCTGATGCTGATAGATACCCATTAAAAATAAATGATCTAGTTATAACAGATATTGATACAGACCTAGCTCCTGAAAAAATCATTTGGTCCTCAGATAAAGATAACGAAAATAAAGACCTTCCCAATGTAGGACTAGGTGGAGACAGGTATCACAAACCTTCTAAGACTATAGGTGATATGATTCCATATACAGGTTCTGTTATGTCTATTGACCCTAGTGGTAGAGGTAAGGATGAAACAGGATATGCTGTTGTTAAGATGCTTAACGGTCAACTCTTTGTTCCTCAAGCTGGTGGTCTAAAAGGTGGTTATGATGATCAAACCCTTAAACTACTAGTTAACATAGCAAAGGATAACAAAGTAAATAAGATCATTATAGAGTCTAACTTTGGAGATGGTATGTTCCAGGAACTACTTAAACCTATCCTATTCACTATGTACCCTTGTTCTGTTGAAGAAGTAAGACACAGTAAACAAAAAGAACTTAGAATCATTGATGTACTAGAACCTGTTCTTAATCAACATAAACTTATCGTAGACCCTTCTGTAGTTCAACACGACTATAAGAGTGCTCAAAGCTATCCTGTAGAATCACAAGCTAAGTATATGTTAATGTATCAACTATCAAGGATAACAAAAGATAAAGGTAGTCTTATACATGATGATAGATTAGATGCTCTAAGTATAGCTGTTAACTACTGGGTAGAACAAATGAATCAGGATGTAGATAATAACATTAACTTTAGAAAACAAGAACTCCTAGATGAAGAGTTAACAAAGTTTACTGATTCATTCTATAAGAGAACTGTTACAGGTCCTAGATCAATGCTATGGTCGTAGCTAACGCTACTCCTTCTATTAACAAATCTTTACCTCTTTATATATCTTATAAGGTGCTCCGATAGTTAGTTTAAATACATAACTACTAAAGTACTTATTGTTGTTATAATGAATAGTTCTAGAAGAAATATGAACATACCTATCCTTAAAAGAGTTTTAAATAAAGATTGTTTATGACAAGGTCATTGTTTAAAGTTAAAATATTAACAACAATATTACCTTGATAACTTATTTAGTAGTTCTTAGTTATTCTATGATCGAAAGCAGATACTTCGTTCTTCTCCTTTCTCCTTTTAAAGCTATGTCATAGAAATCTATAACAACCTATTAATAGGATTATAACGAATATTTGAAAATGTAAAGCCTTAAATTTATGACAACTTCATATGTAGATCAGATCGACCTGTTTAACAACGACTTACAGAACTTAATTTATCGATATAAAAGTGAGTACGACTTACACGATGAAACACTTATAGGCTGTATCGAGGCTTCCAAGTTAGCGGTTATGGATTCGTTAACTATAGACTTTGGAAGTGAAATAGACCTAGATGACGAAGAAGATGATGAAGATAAGTTTTAATTTTTGGTAGAAAAATCTGAAGGGGTTACGCTATATACGCTGTCGTAAAAACTCCCCGATGCCTACCCTAAAAAATAGCTGTGGGTAGGGTATATTTTTATGTTATTTCTGCGAATATATTCCTTTTCTAGATATTTGTCGCAAATTAAAAGATTGCTTGTCAGTATGCGTCAAATCGTTGGACATAATGCATATTGTGCGAATATTACACGAGTAAAGCAAAGTAATCTATCCTTATTGAGACATTGTTGAGACTGATACTTAATCTATCCTTATTGCAAGTTGTTTGCATTAGCTTATTGAGACATTGTTGAGACAGGTATGAATTTGTATTTCTTTCTTGGTTTATTTCATGACATCATTCAATCAATTCATCATGACATCTTGACGTCACATTTCAATTCATCAAATAATTTCAAATATTTCTTTTAATTTCATTTTATCAATAATTATATAAAACTTTTTTATTTTTTTTTATTAAGTAAAATCAACATCTTACAACAATCTTAAAAAATAAGTCTTTACAGAAATTCAATTTTATAGTTTAAAGATGTCATATTAATTTTAACCAATAACCAATATAAAAATGATCGCAAAAATATACACTAAACCACAAGTTCAATCTATGTTAAAGGCTATGCGGAAAGCTAAAGTGTTTACCATTGAAAAATTAGAATCAGGGTATGAAGTGAAGCACACAAAAAGTAATAAACTAGTTTTCAGGGCTATGAATGGTTATAATTCCTACTTGGTACGACACGCTGAAAACCTTTTTCTTTAATCAAATAACCATCAAATAAATAGAAAAACATTATGAAAAACATCATTTCCATTCAATGCCCATTCAACACTTCAAAAATGGTGCAATTCAAACAATCCATTTGCCATCACTTTTACCAACGACAACTAATTGATGGCTATGCTGTGACAAAATGGCAAAGACAGCCTAAGAAATTTATTCTTGCAACTATGCAACGATTCAATAAAACCAACTTAATCTAATCAAATAAAATATAAATAGAAAAAAACAATATGAACCAATTAAAAAAATTATTAAATAACTACAACACACGCTCTGCTTGGTCTAAAGGTGTAAAAGCCTTTGCCATTGACTTATTAGAGAACCTTGAAGGTAGAGACATCACTAAAGATAACCTATTGAACGGTGCTAGTAATTGGTCAGAATATTCATACGGAGGCTGTGCCTTTATATACGACCAAGACATTGCCGAACATTTATCGACACCTAGTGAGTTAAAAGCTAGAAAAGGAGGTGAATGGCAACCAAGCAAAAATGAGACTTGGTTAGATGTTCAAGCGAGGGCATTAGGGCAAGCTTGCTCTTTAATCCTTAGATTGAATAGAAAGGTAAAGTAATACAATATGAAAAACTTTGATTCAGCTATTGAAAGAATAAATAAAGTAAAAGACTTTGACTCACTTAGTGAGTTAGAAAAGAGTTTTGAAAGATTGTACAAGTACGGATTTCTAACCGATAAAGAGTTAGTAGAATTAGATCACAAGCTTTTACATAAATCCAATGTATTGAACGGATACAGAAACCTAGAGATAAAGCCAATATGAAAAACACCAAAGAAATAAATCATTCCTACTTCAAAATGGACTCATTAAAACCTACCAAAAAAGAGCAAGCTGTTATATGGATCATGAGTCCAGTAATAGTTCTTGCCACTTGGGCTGTCTTAATATTTATATGTAGCCTTTAACCAACAATAGAAAGAAAAAACATTATGAACTTAAAAATTATAAAAAATAATTGTGGTACATACGATGTCTATAGAATTGAGACTGGTGCGATGTATTATGTTTGTACCTGTGAGACTAAAAGCCAAGCATTGGGATTATGAAAATAAACTTAGAAAATAGAAAATAATATAATGAAAATAAAACCCAAACTTAACTATTCAATATCTGGATATGGACAGCTCAATAAAGATAAAATTTATACAGCTGTAAATGCGACAAACCAAGATAATTGGAAACGAGATGCCAAGATATTTGTAGAGCCTAATGATGATTTGCCTATTGAGACTTTACTAAAACGAGGAGAGTATGAAATCATTTCAACTGATCACTTACCTGATGATGTGCAATGTGCATTAGAATGGTTTGATGATAACAGAGAGGACTTTACAGATACTGATCGAATTGGCTTTGATGCGTTATCTAATTACATACTTAAATGAGCGTTACAGAATACATAGACCAAGTGCCTTTTGTTTACAGAATTGTAAGCGATTATAAAGAGGTATATATCCAATGGCACATGAAAGACTTACCTCACTTGTTTACTGGGCGAGCGAGTAGCCATGAGGAAAAGATTGAACAATATAAAAGTGTTCTTAAAGAACTTAAAAAATTAAACCAAACCAATAAAACCCAATGAATATAAAAGAAATAAAAGAATATGAAAAGTTAGAACAAAGAAACCTACAGCTATTTAACTGGCTCAACGAATCTCAAATTGAAAACGCTAATATGCGAGATCGATTAGAAGAGTTAGGACAATTAGATGATTTGATTGAGGATGGATCGATAAAAGATTTATTCACTTTATTCCAAGAACAAACAAAAAGAAACCAAACCAAACCATGAGAAAGAAATATATAACTAAACATCGCAGACCAATTAAAAACTATCAGCTTTACGCTGACCATACCTTACCTAGTGGCATTGTTAAACAACGAGCGATAAGCGAGGTTGAAGCACGATCAGCAGAGGAGGCTAGTAAGACTGGGTTTACCTTGGCAAAGATGTTAGGCATGAAATTTACACACGCAAAATTAACCAACTAAAATCAATAAAATGAACGAAGAAAACTTATTTAAAATACAGCACGAACAGGTACTTGAAGAGATAGAAAGGATTAAGTGGATTGCTGATAATAAGGATCAACTTATCCGAGCTTTACGCAAGGTTGTAGCAAATTGTAATAGCGAATACTTTGACAATGAAAACCTAGATGTAAGCACTATCTTTAGAGGTGGTGATATAGAACATTGGCTTAGAAACTATGTACAAGAAGAGCTTAGTATCAAAGTCAGAATTAAAAAGCAATGAGCCTAGAGATGTTACTAATGTATGCCTTGATCTTAATTATTAGCCTTGGCTTCTTATATAAAGAACCATGAGAACCTGTAACAAGTGCGGTTTGACCTTAAGAGGTATGGAGGGGGAAGGTGATATATGTTTGGCTTGCCTTTCCTCTTTAACTCCTCATTGTAACTTCGACCAAGGGTATAGTACCATCGAAGGATGTATTAGACAATCAACCAACAACCCTATGAAAACCGAGATAACAACTAAAGATTTTAAATATATAAAC